ACGCTTGTCTTAACGTACCCATACCGTTAAATAAACTAATTACATTCATATCTTTATTATTATTAAAAAAACCTATAACACATTATAAAAAACATTTCACGATTTTTTATAATTCAAGTTATAGGATTTCTCATTTTTGCCATTATTTTATCACTCATCTATTTATTTTCTACAAATTAAATGAATTACTAACTTATACACAAGTTTTTTATTGATTATTTTCTAACTTACTTTTAAAATGCTCAATTAGTTTCTCCATATTTTCAGAATAAAAAGCATTAAAGTCTTGTTGTGTTTGTGTTTGTTGGTGCAATATGTATAACACATTTCTTAATCTTTGACTTTTAGTTTTACCCTCAACTTCTATTTCAGCCGTATCAAGCTCTTTAATTTCTTCACTTGTTAAATTGCCTTGACTTTTAAAATGAATTAACCCAGTATCACCAAGTAGTTCATCTATTTCAATAAATTCAGCACTTGATTGTTCTAATGATGTAGTAAATGTAAAACTAACAGAACGGTCTTTTTTTCTTCTTGCACTATCTAATGTTACTTGTCTAATTATTCTCATAACTATAAATTATTTTTAATATACTCGTTCAACGCTTCTAATATTTGCTCTTTATCTTGCTTATTCCATTTAACGGTTTGATGTGCTTTTATTTCTAATGCTTCTGCCCATTCAACACCTCTATCTTGCTCCATCCATTTACTAAACTCCATTGGTGATTTATGTGCTGACACTTGACCGAATGTATGATGACTTACACAAAGACAATAGCCATTACTTAAGTCCCATCTTACAGAACGATTTGAACGACTATAAACGTGATGTGAATTTAATGTTGTTTCTTTACCACAATATTCACATTTCATTCCAGCTTGTATTTTAACTGCCTTAGACCAAGCCTCATCTAATTTACCGTCTATTCCTTTTAGTTTTCGTAACGCCATATTAAACCTCCTGCTGTTTTTCTTACTCCAGCACAAACTAACTGTATATTACTTATATGTGTATTTGTTTTAACACCAGCTTCAGTTATGCTTTCGTAAGTATTTAATTTATTATTATTTTTATCGTATGATGAGACAGCTCTGCTTACTGGGTTGTCTTTTCCAGTTCTGCCTATTAAGTGTTTTCCATATCTACCACCTTCAACAGCGTGTAATATATTTTCCTTCATTGTCATCCATTCTAAGTTCTCTAATCTATTATCTGATTTCTTAAAATTTTTATGGTTAACCGTATATTTATTTTCTGGATTAGGTATAAATGCTTTTGCAACCAATCTATGAACAGTTCTCATAACTCTAGAATTATTCTTCCATAAATAAACAAATGGATAGCCTTTACCATTTTTAGTTTGAGTTAATATTCTTCCCTCTCTATTCAATGAGCGAACAATACCATTGTTTGATACTTGATAAATACCCTCATAATTAGATACGTCTTTCCAAATTTCTTTTTTCATTTTATTCAGTTGTTTTATTACAGTTGTTTATAGAAGTCGGTGCGTGAACTGTAACACTTTGCATAGGTTAATTAGACCTAACACCGACTGCAAATATAAGCAATTTATTTTAGTTTTTTCATAATTATAAATTTACATCATACAATAAATGTTGATTTTCTTCTTTATGTTTTCTTAGTATCTTATCCAACTCCCAAGCCTTTTTTAAGAAATCTTTACCTCCATACATTGGGCGTATAACCCACCTATAAACTTGACCTTGACCCCAAGAATAAGAATCTACCACTTTATACTTCTTTTCGTGAATTGTAAATATAGTGTTTATTGCTACAAGATGTTTGTTCTGTGGCTTCATATATTTTCTTTTAAATTATTATTCTCTTTTTCTAAATCTTTGTTTTTAAAACGGCACATCACTTTCATCATAATCAAATGTTTCATTATCAAAATTATCATTTATTTGTATTGCACTTTGTTTTTCTTCTTTTCTTGTCATATTAAAAGTTGGTGGTTGTGTTCCCCTTGCATAATATCTACCAGTAGCATTGTGATAACTAAATTCTACTTTTGCACCTATCTCACCTTGAAAATTCATTTTTGTTTTTAAGTTAACAAATTCAGTATATCCTTCTAAACCAGTTTCTGGATTGTCAAAAAATCTATAAATACCAAATCCATCGTGAGTTTGATTCCTGAAATCAGCAGAGCCACTAACATCGTATAAAGTTGGACAATCATAAATTCCAGATTCTTGTTTTTTCATTTTAGTAGGGTGGGCAACTAAACAAACTATTGTATTATTTGCTTGACAAAAACTTGTTATTCGTGTTAAAACCCTATTAATCTCATCTATCTTGTTTCCTTGTGGTAACTCAACTTTATTAAAAGCATCTATAAAAAATATATTAATACCAAATCTCATCATTTGTTCTTTGAACTTTTCAAGTAACCAATCCCAAGTTGCAGTTTCCCCCTTTTCTGGTGAAGTTAAATAAAGTTTTTCATTTGCCCAAATTTTATATTCTTCTATTTCTTTTTTTGTTATTCTATCAATTCCATCGACTGACTTCCAAAAAGGTTTTCCTACTGCTTTCTGTATAAAATTAGTTTGATGTAAGCTCATTGGACTATGCTCTGGACTAAAAAAACTTGCTTTTAAATCATAATCATTAATTAAGTTTAACCCATACCACTCACTAAAATTTGATTTACCGTGAGATGGTATTCCAGTAATCGTACATAAATGTCCATTCATTAAAGAAAATACATTTTTTAAATTACCAAAACAATTATGCTTTGGGTATATAGTATCTGGTAATCCATTATCATATAAATCAAGAATACCATCATATAAATCTTCTACTGTAAATGTACCACTTACTGGAAATGTTTTACGATTATTTAAACTTTCTTCAATACAACCGTTAATTAAATCACCATTAGCATCTTTGTTCTGCCACTCTACAAACTCACATCTATAACGCCCTAATCTTTGTGCAATTTTTTCTTTTAAGATGTTACCTTTCTCATCATTGTCAACTGCAATAATAAACTTTTCAATGTCCTTTAAATACTTTTCACTATTAGTCCAATATTCATCATTGTCATTTGCTCCATTGGGTACACTTATAGCGTTTTTAATTCCAAATGTATGTAAGGCAATAACATCAAATTCACCCTCACAAATATAAACTTCTTTTTGCCCTATAACAGAATTTATATTATAAAAAATAGATTTAGTACCAGCAGACTGTGTAAAACATTTATTTGCTGACCTATATTTTTTATTAACTAATTGTTCACCCTCAAAATAATTGAAAACAATATTATTAACTTCTTTTTTTAATTGTGGTTGATAGTAGTTTTCTTCTGTTATACCTAATTCATTTAAACTAAATTGTTTTATTTTTCTATCACCCTCAATCCATTTAATTAATTTATCCGATAGTTTAGTGTAGTTTAACCAATCTTGTTTTGGTAACTCATAATGTTTAACGCTAAAATCTTTTTTATTAATTTCTCTAAATGTTAGAGCTTCACAATAAAAACATTTACCATAACCATCTTCGTGATTAACCAATAAACTCTTATCTTTTTTATCAGTTCTTTGGTCATCACAACTTGGACACCTTAACTTCTCTTTACCGTTAGTTTTTCTAAATTCTAACTTATTCCATTCTACAAATATATTCATAATTAAAATGCTAAGTTATCTGTTGGTTTTTTACTTTTATTAACTACTGGTTTTTTCATTTCTATATTCAACCAATTAACAAAATGACTTTTTATTTTTTCTTCACCTTTATCTAATTCACCTTTCAATTCTAAATCATCTAAAAAAGTCCCTAAGTAAACTTTACACTTATCGTACTCTAAACTTTTCTTCATACAAATATCTTCAATCCAAATTTTTGAATCTAAAACACTATCTTTTACATTACCTTTACTATTACCATTACCTTTACTATTACTTGGAGGGCTAAATAGCCCCTCATTAGCCCCTAAAAATTCTTTAAATTTAATACTATTTCTAAAATAATTAAACTTACTTTTTAATAATGAAATGATTTGTTTATGAGCATTATTAGTTTCTTTTAATGGTAAATTGTTTTGATGGTGTAGAAACGATGTAATCCAACACCACTCCCCAACTATCTCACAGTTCTTTTTTAACGATTTAAAAGCGTATTTTATCTCATCTTCATTTAATCCTATTTGATAAGCCCACAAGTCATAATCAACTTCTATAAACCCAGCATTATCACAATTATCAGTTAAGTAAAGAAATAGGATTTTTTCTATTGGTGTTAATCCTCTAAACCATTTGTCTCGCCACTTATTAGTGTCGGTAAATCTTTTTGCCATAAAATAAAAAACCTCTGGTTCATCGGTCACGGTCGAATCCCCAAAGGCATTTAATAAATTCGTTTGATGCCGTGACACATCTTATTTTTTGTAAAGTTAAGCAAATTATTTCTTTTTAATCAACTGTAACACAAATTTTTTTATATTATGTTCAGCATCTTTAATTGCTTCTTGTTTTGTTTCGAACCCACTTCTTTTAAAATCTCCGTTTAATCTGTATTCAAAACCTTCTGGAGTTTGTTCTAAAGTTGATAGTTCTTTTTCTGTTAAATCAATTTTCATAGTTTTAGTTTTAACTGTTTATATTTAGTTGGTCTTGCATCTATCTCAATTCTTTTTAAAACTGAATAATATTTAGTGTACTTTGGTTTATATCCTAAAGAAACCAAGTTAGTGTCATTTTTTAATATTGCAATACATATTTGTTTGTATGAAGGGACTTTATCACCTAACTCAAAAGGAGCTTCGTCTGGTATTCCTTCCCTATAACACCTTTCTTCCCACATTTTAATGTATTGCTCAATTTTCTCGTGTACCATATCTCCCATTCTTTAATTGTTTTCTCTGCTTCATTATCTGCTAAAATTCTTTGCTTATCATCTAAAAACTTCCAAGCCCTTCTAACGATGTATTCTGGTATTTGCAATTTATAGAAAACTGCACAATGTCCCAAAAAAGCACGTCTATTGATTGACTTGTTTGTTAAGTGGTTAGTCATTGTATTTTCCCACAAATATACAACATTTCTCATTGCTTGACCATAAAGTATATGGTTTCCAGTAAACTCTATTGCAGTATCTAACATTTCTTTTTCTGTCTTAGAGCCAACCTTTAACCACATACCATTCTTATAGCACTCCCACTTCCAATATGGAATGTATACTTGCCTCATACCATTTCAGCATCCCAACTATCAGAGAAGTCTTTATTTTGAAATAACGAAGCTAAACCAGTTATTTGTTTCATTCTTAGTAATTCATCTGGCGACATACCAACGTGCTTACATATCCAAGCATCACCTTTTCCCATTTCAACTAATTCACTAACAATTGTACTCATTAACTCTAAGTTGTGAGAACCCCTTGCTCTATTGTGTCGAATAGTAGACGCCATTCTATCTCCTAATTCTTTATCAATTACAGATATTGGTAACATTCCTTCCTCTCTATCAAATATTCTTTTAGAGTTCTTTAATACTGTATATCTGTGGAACCCATCAACAACAATATACTTATCATTTTCCTCATCTCTAAAACAAACAACTGGCATAGTATAACCATCTTCCCAAATTGATGTTTCAAGTAGTTCCATTTCTGGTGGTGCTACACTATTTGGGTTATAATCATTTGCTTGTATTTGGTCTATTGGTACTCTAAGCACATTATAGACTGGTGATATAAACTTTTCCATTTTTAATTATTTATTTATTAGTAATTCATTAACTTTTTCTATTGCATCATAATCGTTTGTACAATCACTTATTGAGTAAACAATTTCTTTTGCCTTATCAATAGTGTAGCTACCATCTTTTTGGTGTATCTCATTTCCAGTAACTGGCGGATTGAAAACACTTATTAAAACAACATCCTCCAATGCTTCAAAAGTATGGTTGTCGTTATCATCTAAAGAGTAAACAGTATCAACATTTATCTCAAAAACTTCATTAGTGTTTATATTGGTTAATAATCCACTTCCCTTAATACAGTAACAAGACTCTAAATGGTGTTTATAGTGCCAATGCCCTTTTTTACCTTTAGGAATTATTGTTTTATGGATAGAGAACCCCATATTATCTTTTGCTAAAACTACCCTAAGGCTTTTACCTTCTTTAAAATTAACATCTCTTTCGGTGTTTTCAATTTCTTTAATTGTTCTTACTTTCATAATTATACGTTTTTATATTTGTTTTGAATTTCTCTTTGTCTTTTAGCTTGTTCGTGTGTAGGTGCTAAACCTAAATATTTACAAGTATGGTCGTTTTTTAGTATTGTTATCACAAACCTTTTCCAGCTTGTTACATCTGAATTATGGCACTTTAACATATCTAAGTGGTCTGGTGGTAACATTCTAACGCATTGCTTATCTTTATTTCCGTGTCTTGTTTTTTCACCTAAAATAAAATCAACATTGTTTGCCTTCATATCCTCAATAACACTATCATCTAATCCACGCCCTACTCTCCACCAGTATTTTATTGACTGAATAAAGCGTGACTTAAAATTTTCAGAAGCCTCTTTTGGTAATGTTTCTAATAAGAATTTGCAAAAACTTTTCCAAGTGTGTCCATCTGGTAACGTGAAACTTTTATATGTTAACTGTTTGCCGTATGTTGCAATAAAGTTAGCACCAGAAACCCTTGCACAAAGCCTTGCCCAAACGTGACCATCAATAACCTTATAAAGATTTAAACTACTTTTAGCTTCACTCATAAATGGGCTTGCAACCCTCATTTGTGCTACTGTTAACCCAGCCTTCCAAAATATATCATAAAGCTCGTTGTATTTCCAGTCAAATTTTGCATTAGCAACCCAAACATCATCAGTTCTCCAATCATAAATTGGGTAGCAGTTATAAACATAATCGGTGTTTTTCTTTGTCCAACATAGATTATTAATCATTCCTTTCTTTTTATTCATAATGGCTCTATATCTGTTTAGACTTTCGTCAGTACGAATACCAATCAAACAAGCACAACTTTCTCCATCAGCATACCAATCACCGAACTTATCCCAAAATTCATCATATCCCATATTTTCTTGAAAAAAATCAAACTTATGGTTATCTATATTTATAATATAATCTTGTTTTGGCATTGGTCTTATCCATCTGTTTTCATCGTTAACCCCCCAACATTGCCAATCTATTTCATAACTACTGACCGTACAAGGTAGCGTTATTGGCAAACAACACCAGTAAACATCTAACAAGTCTAAATTGTCTTGCACTATTTCGTGCATAAACTTTAAAGAATATTCATAGTTTGCTTCATTATCCATAACCATTAACCCTATCTTTTCGGTTATGTTGTTTTTTCTCATATAGTCTAAACATAAGTTTAACATTATACCAGAATCTTTACCACCAGAAAAGGAAACATATATTTTTTTGAAGTTATTAAATATAAACTCAATCCTTTCATTTGATGCCTCATAAACATTTTTGTTTTTATCAAATATTTTCATAAATATTAATTTTCTGTAAAACTAAATAATAGTTTTCATATACACAAGTTTTACAATAAAAAGTTTAAAAAAAGTGTAAAATTAATTACACTCTTTTATTTTAGTTGATTTTAGAAGGGAAGCGAGTCGTCAATATCATCGCTACTATTCAAATTTGCTGGTTGATTACTACCTTCTTTTGGTTGCCAAAAATCTATTTCTAAATAGTGAGTTGGTTTACCTTCTACTGGGTTTTGTTTCTTCTTAATTACTGCATTAACCCAATCATTTTTAAGATTGTTTGTTAAAGCTCTTAAATCATCTCTATTAAAAGATATTTTAGTTAAATCACCGTATTGAGTAGTTATGATTTTAGCATTACCACAAAACACTTTTTCT